ATAGAGATTTCTCCAAAAGAGATTTTCTCTAGAAAGAAAAATTACAGACTTTGTGATTCGTATTATGAAATTATAAAGGAGTGTAGACCTTGGCTTGAAAAGGTTAGAAGGGTCGTTAAAATTTATGATAAGACTTGTAATGCTTCTTATCTTCAGAATAAACTTATTGTGGAGATTAAGAAGACAGGTAAGCTGACAGTTGTTGGTTCGGGAGAGGATGCAGAGATTTCCTTTACTCCGAATAATCCAGAACTTGTACATACTGTTGTTATTGACCATATAGGTCTTGTCAAAGCAGCTGCTGACAAATTAAAGAGCGAGATTGATGCTGTTTCTAGAACATTAGTTCAATTTAGAAACGCTTGTGGAATTAGTCCGGTAGTTATTATGCAGATTAATAGGTCTGCTGGTGATATTGAACGAAGGAAGCAAGGACTTAATAACTTGAACCTTAATGATATTAAAGATTCAGGTAATCCAGCACAGGATTGTGAAGTTGCAATATCAATCTTTAATCCACACCGAGAAAAGCTGGCAAATTATAATCATTATAAGATTGACCAACTAGAAGATAGCTTTAGAACTATTACTGTTCAGAAGGCTAGAGACGGTGTATCTAGTGTTGAAATAGCTGTAAATTTCTTTGGTAGAATGGGATATTGGAAAGAATTACCAAGACCAGAGGAAATAAATGACTATTCGAAATATACATCTCCTACATATATACTAAAACCACAAAGTGAAAATAATGTAGATACAAAAGAAGAAGAAGATAAAGAGAATGAAGGTACAACTTTTAAATTTATCCTATAATGAGCAATGTAATCTGTTTAGCAGGTTTATCTAATACTGGAAAGAGTACTTCGCTTAAATATCTTGAGCCATCAGAGACATTTATCGTTAGTTGCACGAATAAGCAATTACAAATTCCAGGATTTAGAAAGAAATATATTAAAGTATCTGTTGAGGATGGGCAGTTAAAAGGAAACTGGCTTGTAAGTAATGACTACACTAAGATTACTAAAATCTTAAAGGTAGTTTCTCAGACAAGACCTGATATTAAGACTGTTGTTATTGATGATTTGAATTACTTATTAAGTAATGAAATTATGAATAGCGCAGAAGAGAAGGGTTATGAGAAATTTACTCGTCAGGCAAAGAATTATTATGACATTATCAACAATGCTCAAAATTTGAGAGATGATCTGACCGTTGTTATGATTTCTCATATCGTAAATGACGGTACAGATATTGAACCATTCTGGAAATTGTATACATCAGGAAAGATGCTGGACAAGACAGTTAATCTTGATGGTTTATTCAGTTATATTCTATACACAGACAAGTATGTTGATGAGAACGAAGAGGTTCAGTATAGAATTAGAACTAAAACAAATGGTAACGATACTTGTCGTTCTGTTGCAGGATGTTTCACAGATAAATACATTGAGCCAAATATGAAATTGGTCATAGATACCATTAATAAATTTGAAAGTGGTGAATAATTATGTTGATTGATTACAAGTTATGTTTTGACGACGAACAAGGTAAGTTCGTTGCAGTAAATCCGGAGACTGGAGAGGTTAGAGATTTCTCAGCTCCGGCAGCAAAGAAGACCACAACTCGTAAGAAGAAAACAGAAGAGTCTAGTACTCCTCAACTGATTCTTAGTGACAACAAGTATACTTTGAATACGGCTGCTGTCGAGTTGATGGGTGTTGAACCAGAAGCTAAACTTAATATTAAGATGCGTAAGATTGATGGAGTGATTACTCCTGTCTTAGGCACTGATGAAGCCTTTAAGTGTAAGTCTGGAAATCGTTTAACTAAGTCCTTCACTGTGGCTTGCAGAGGTGCTAATAATGAGGCTTTAGCCGCATATGGTACTATCTTTGAGTTGGAGGCTAACCCGGATGATAGTGGAACTTTCATTCTTCGTGGTGAGAAGACTCCAGACCTTCCAGAGGACGACGAAGCTGTTGCCGCAAATGTACCGCTTCCAGAAGGTCTTGATGTGAATTTAGACAGCTTGGACGACGACATTCCAACAGAGGATGAAGGCGGAGAGGTTGATGGTTCCATGTTTGAATCTTTGCTAAATGGCATGGGTGTGTAATTGATTAGATAATTAGTTAATAACAATATTTTAATTAGGATTATGAGTAATTTTAATTTTGGTTCACTTGCAAACGCTAGTGGTGTAGCTTCTGATAAAAGACTCAGAGCATATTCCATTAATAAGGTAAAATTTGTCGAGGCTAAGCTGACACAGATTCATTCTGAGAAGAATGGTACCGATTATGACGTACTTAATGTACGTTGGGAGAATCAGAATGGTTTCTATGAGGAGAATCTCTTCCTTCCTGGAACTTCTGGTCGTGATGTAGAGCGTCAGCCTAATAACTGGGGTGGAGAGATGCCATCCAATGCTGATCGCGCTATGATGTTCTTTGCTCACCTTCTTGGTGTTCTGAATCCTGATGGTTTCGCAAAACTGAAGAAGGTTGTTGGCCAGGCAAAGAGCTTTAATGATGTGGCCGCTATGGTTGCTAAGCTGGCAAATGAGAAGAAGGGTGTTGAGTGCTATCTGAAACTTGGTGGTCGTACCAATGAGGGTGTTACTTATGCTTCTCTTCCTTTCTATGCTGCTGTCAACAAGGACGGTGAGGCTTATATCAACAACAACTTCCTTTCTATGAAGGATGATCTTGGCTTTACTCCAAGTGAGGACAAGAAGCGTGTTGAGTTTGAGAATGCTCGTCCAACCCCAGCTCCTAGTGAGACATCTGCAGCTGAGGCTATCGATGCCAAGACTGAAGGTGAGCTTAATAGTCTGCTGAACGAACTCTAATAGTTAAGTAAAACTTAGTTATGTTTAAGTTTGAATTTAATGAAAATGTAACTAAGGAATTTATCTTAACTAAAGTCTCCGAAGAAGAAATCTTTTGCTATTATCTAGGAATTAAAGAAATCTCCAAGAAATTGATTTGTAGTCGACTTAGGAAAGACAACAGACCAACTTGTGGATTTTATCGTAATGGCAAAGGCGATCTATACTTACACGATTTTGCTACTGGTGAATTTTATAGTTGTTTTTCTTTAGTTATGGAAATGTATAGTGTGGATTTTTATTCTGCGCTGAAAATCATTGCTAATGACTTTGGATTAAAGCACTATAATAATCTTACAAAGAACGCTGGCACTGTTGTTAAGAACGTTAAGAAGTATGAAGATTCCGGTATGTCCAAAATTCAAATTCAGATGCAGGAGTTTACTCCAGCAGAAAAAGAATGGTGGATGCAGTATGGAATTTCCGAAAAGACTTTAAAAAAGTTTAAGGTATTTTCCTGCCGAGCCGTGTTTCTTAACGATAATTTATTCTCACTTATTAAGTATCCAGATATGGCTTTTGGCTATTATGGAGGTAAAATGGATGGGAATGAATTATGGCGAATATATTATCCTCGTAATAAGGAGAAAGGTATTCGCTTCTTAACTAACTGGCCCGCGAAGAAGTTGCAAGGTTTTGAAACTTTACCTAAAAAGGGTAATCTTCTTGTTATAACTAAGTCAATGAAAGATTGCATGTGTTTGTATGAATTTGGTATCCCAGCAATTGCTCCAAATAGTGAAAATCTATTTGTTACAGACTCCGTTCTAGAGCAATTGAAAACCAGATTTAAACATATTGTAGTCATTTATGACAATGATGCTGCTGGAATAGCTAACATGTGTAAAATCAAGAAAACTCATCCTGAACTCATCTATACTTGGATTCCTAGAAAGTATGGATTGAAGGATATAAGTGATTTCTATAAGTATAGAGGGAGACAAGAAACACTTAACTTAATCACACAATTTGTAAAATGGCTAAAAGATAGGTGGACCTAAATACATCTTGTCGGGCGACGTTCAAAGATGGAACCACCCAAGAATTTAATTCCATAGAGGAGGCTAGTGAGAGCACTGGTGTGTCCATAGCCGCCATAAAAATAAGATGTAACAAGCCAGGGGCGACTGGTAAGGATAAAATAACTTTTGAATGGTTAGACCTCTTTACAAAAAGACACTACCAAGCAAAAAAGAGCAAGAACAAAGGTAGTGCATTTGAAACAGAAGTAATTAACCATTTAAAGGAGATTGGATACACGGGCTGTGTAAGAGCAGCCGGAGAATCAAAGAAAGCCGATAACAACAAGATTGACATTGTTGATACAGATAGAAAATTACCTGTCAATATACAATGTAAGAACACGCAGAACCTTCCTAATTATTTTACTATTAGGGATGCATGTTCAGATAAATCTAAACCTTTCTGCCTGGCTTGGAAAAAGTCAGCTGAGGGAGGTACTGCTTCTCCAGGAACTGTATTCTTAATTCCTGACACGTTGTTCTATGAATTATTAGCAAAAACCATCTAAGAAAATGGATAAATTTATTTATGCCGCAGGAACAGTAGATAACCTAGAAGTTAAGTCTATTATGGCTCGCGACTTTAAAGACGCGAAAAGTAAGATTATAAAACGCTACTGGGATAAATACGATGATTTAGAAGAGGAAGAATGGGATAAATTCCTTGACGAATTGTATGATAAGCATGATATAATAATCTCTAGCAAATTACTAGAATTAGACGAATTATGAAACTCCGCATAGGATTAGATTGCGACGATACTTGTAATTATTGGTACGAGTATTATTTAAAGAGATTCGGTACTCCGAAAGATGATGCTACAATCACGAAGCATGTTACTCGTGTTTTACGCAAGGATAGAGATTTTTGGCTAAATTTGCCTGTAAAGCATCGGCCAGATTTTGATGTGGCATTATATTGTACAAAGAGAGTCAATCCGAAATCTTGGACAAAGAAGTGGTTAGAAAATAACAACTTCCCAAAAGCTCCTGTCTATCAAGTAATGTCGCAAAGCAAGAACAAAGCAGATGTAATTAAGGGAAGAGTCGATGTATTTATCGACGATTCAGTCAAAAACTTTATAGCACTTAATCTTGCGGGAGTTCCATGTTTACTTATGGATTCTCCTAGCAATCAATCTTGGGGTCCAATCGGTCGTATCTATTCCTTACAGGAGTCTGAGATACAGGAAGTTTATGATTTATTCATGACTACTGTATTTCCAAACTTCAGGAATTTACTATGATGATTTTTACGAATGAAATCCTTGATGGGATTAAAATTACTCCGTTAATGGACACTTTGCGTCTCGAAAATATAAGTGATGCATCTTATTTCGGAGAGCAATATTCCGACTTTATTAGCAATTCTAGAATGGGCTTAATCAACCCAGCCCAAGGTGGAACACCGGAGGCATATTTTCAGGGCCTTTCTAAAAATGCTAAATTTACGACGAGTCTTGCTTTTGGTACAGCTGTCCATGAGTTATCACTACAACCGGAGAGTTTCTTCCTATGTGAGGATGTAGCCGCCCCTACTGCAAAAGTTGGTTTGATGGCAGATTGGCTTTGGAAATGTTCAAAAGATGGTGAACTTCCAGATGACAACGAAATACGTGAAGCTGCTATTAAGGTAGATTATTATAAAGGCATTCCTTCACCTCAACAACTAAAGAAGGTGAAGGAAGCTATTAAACCTTATTTTAAAGCTCGCTATAAGTTTGAAGAGGATTCTACAGATGAACGTAGTCCGATTTATTTCGATGATAAAAATCGAGATAGATTAAGAGAAGTCATTAAATCTTTGAACGAAAACAAAGATATTCAAGCCCTTCTGCATCCCGAAGATTTAGTTGGTGGTTTTCTACCTAGTGAAAACGAAAGAACAATCTTGCTGAATGTTCTTGCTGAAGTACCTGGAAGTGAACCAATTGAGCTGAGACTAAAGGCTAAATTGGATAACTTCACAATTGACCAAGTAAGTAAAACAATTACAGTTAATGACGTTAAGACTACGGGTAAACTTCTCACAGAATTTGACTCCGCAGTTAAAACATATCATTATTATAGAGAACTTGCTTTCTACGCATGGTTACTTTCTTTGTGTGCAAAGAAATTCTATAATATAGATAATCCCACAATTAAAGGAAATTTCTTAGTCGTAGAGACTATTCCAGCTTATTGGAGTTCTGTAGTAGCTATGAAGCCGAAATGGTTTGTAGCAGGAATTAAAGAATTCCAGACACTGTTAAAGATGATTGCTTACTATACAGTAAATGGATACGAACAAGATTGCAGCACTGAGAAAAGTGCTTTATGATGATTTGTTTGTGGGAGTACCCGCTACTGAAGACTTTGGCGATAGGTTGGCACTTGTAGGAATGATTTGTTATTTAACAAATGCGTTCCACAAGAAAAACCCTAATTTAACACATTATGATGTTATCAAATTGTGTACAAAGGATTTATGGGTTGACAATGACCAACTTATTGCTTTAGGTCTAGTATGCGAATTTTTCTCCTATGACTGCAAAAAGTTCCCAAATTTCGGTCTATCTCCAAAGGAAATGGTTGAGAAGTGTAGGGAACTTATCTCTCAATTATGCCCCTTCTAAGCCCTAAAAAAAGTTAAATTTTCATTTGGAAAATTTTTTGGGTATGGGTATAATTGTATTACCACTTCAGAACGGAGTGGTATCTAATTTAGTTTAGATAATTATATGTATAGTCGAATTCTGAATTGAAGGACATTTCCCGTTCAGAACTCAATGAATTAATGTTAATGTTTTTAAATTTTTACGATTATGGCAAACGTAATGTCTTTTAAGAAAGTTGAAATCGTTGGTGTAAGTAAGGAAGCTGCTATTAATGACGCTAACCTCGGATTCTCTATTGCTGGTGACGCTACCCAGGCATACAAGAACTGGATGAAGAGCCGTTCTGGTGCTGTCACTGAGAAGGATGTCAAGCAGTTCATGGTTGATTATCTCCAGAAGAAGGTTAAGTGCGCCGCTGGAGTTGGTTATATCATCACCATCGAGAGTGCTGTCGCTGATACTCGTGAGCGTCCTTGGACAATCACTGACGTGAAGAACGAGCAGGGCAAGCGTAAGTTTAAGAAGGTCTATCGTCTGGTTGACGATGCTACCGGTGAAATTCTTGGTGTGAACAACGAGACCAAGGCCGCTGCTAAGAACCTCGCTAAGGAGATTATTGCTAACGGTTTCCACGGAAAGATGACTTGCTACATCAGCAAGGACGTCGCTGAGGGTGAGCCTATTGCTTTCAAGGCTGAGTACACACCTTCCAAGGCTGCAAAGTCTGGCCGTTGGCTCGTGTTCGGTAACGAGGCTTAATTTAAGCCCATCCGATATACCTTTAGTATAGAGGGAGGCTCATTAGGGTCTCCCTCTTTTATTTATTAGATGAAAATAACAATGCCTTATACAATCCCCGGCTTTATGCTGGGGATTTTTGTAAGGAAGCTGCTATTAATGACGCTAACCTCGGATTCTCTATTGCT